GATAATTCCTGCTTAAAAAGCACAAAAAATCGCATAATTTTATTAAATTTAATATTTTTTCAAAATTTTCAGATTTAAATAGACATAAAAAAACCTCCAGAGCTTTCGCCCCAGAGGTTAAATAATAATTTATTTATCTGTCTCCAACGGCTTCTGCAGTTCTTTACCGATACCTTCCAGCATCTTCCCTGCAATCGGCTCAATATCATGTCCTGGTATTTCTTTTTTAGCCTGGTCAGCTAAATATTTATAAAGCTGATCATCAAGTTCTGTTTCATCCATAATAAAATTAGCAGCCTCAAAACCTAAATTCTTAAGATCCATTTTGCCACCTCCTTTCTCAAAGAGGAACAATCCCCACTTAATAGCTTCATTAAGCAACAGTTCTTTCATATTATCTGGCCTGCCTAACTCTTTGTATTTCCAGATTAAAAACTTCCAGTACCCATTATCATTGATATATTCTTTATCCAACTCTTTTCCATAATCTTTTAAAATTTTATTAGCTGTAGCAATATTTTCATCCACCGAAGGCTGCTCAGGAGTCAGGTTGCTATTATCTCTACTGATTGATAACTTCATTTTCTTATCTCCACTATCATAATTAAGAACTTTCTTTGAGATAATCTTCAACACCTTCTGCAACTGCTTCCATAAGCAAGTAAAGGTATTCTCTTTCATTAAGAAGTTTTTCCTCTCTCAAATTAGTTATAAAACCCATTTCTACAAGAATTGCTGGCATATCTGTCTTACGCAACACCCAGATCTTCTCTTTTCCTTTAATACCTCTATCAGGAGTATCAGTAACAGCAATTAATCTCTTTTGAACTAAAGCAGCTAGTCTTTTACCTTTTCTACTTGTAAATCTCGTAGAACTATAATAGAGAGTCTCTATACCCGCTGCAGTTGAGTTAGAAGCTGCGTTAGCATGTAATGAAATTACTAAATCCACATCATATTCATTGGCCATATCAACACGATCATATAGATTTACGTAAACATCTTCAGTTCTGGCCATTAGAACTTCATGACCATTTTGTTCTAACATTGGCTGCAAAATTAATGCTGCAGCTAAATTAATATCACTCTCTTCAGAATAAATATCATCCTGATATATCCCATCATTTTCTTCTAATTCAATTGGATCAACTGCACCTGGATCACTTCCCCCATGTCCAGCAAACACTGCAATATTCATTATTTTAGCTCCTCTCCAAACTTTTTTTCCTTAGTCTGCAGCAATTTAGTTCTTAAAAAGTCAGGTATAGTTATCCCAAGCTCATCACAATTCTCCAAAATGGAGATAGCTTCTGTAGCTCCCGCCCATAAAAGAACAAAATCTCTCATCCCTGTCATACCAAGTTGAGTAACTAAATTACCTAATAAAATAACAATCACATAAGTCGATATTTTACCCCAACCTTTTCTAGACATCCAACTAGATAATTCTCCCTTTTTTCCAGCCTTTATAAGCCCTGTAATATAATCTGCAGCAATAAGTATTAAAAAGCTCTGCATAGAAACGTTCATATCGCCGAATAGCATTGTTATTACAGTTCCCCCAGATGCCAGAAAGCCTTTTGTAGTTGGATGCTCAATTAATCTTTGAATATAATGGTGTACTTCTGTTATAAATAATCTCCATTTATCCCTCAAATTTACCACCCCAAATTAAAAAAGCCACCCGTATATTAAAGGTGGCAATTATATAATATATTTAATTATTTATAGTCTTCCACTTATCGAATCTTTATCTGCTTTAATTTTAGAAACTAAATTCTCAAATTCTTTACCTAAGGTTAAAGTGTATTTCTTACCCTCTTGAGTAAATTCTTCTTTGACTTCAATTATTCTGATCATTGCTCTAAAAACATTTGGGTATTCAACAACTATAATATCACCTAAATTGAAGTCAACTCCATAATTATAAGGTCCGTACTGATTATACTCCACCTCAATAGATGCATCATTATTGATTGTAAGTTCTAATCTAGATTTCATAATACTCTCCCATTTATCAAACGGAAAATTATCTTCGAAATCCTTAAAACTAAATTCATTAGTCAGCATAGTAATTAAGAAATCTTTAACTTCTCTTTCAGTCCAATTCTCATAAGCTCCGGAAGGCTCACCAGTTAATAATCTAGCAACTAATTTCGCTATATCAAACGCCCAAGAATTTATATCATCAGCAGTTACTATATCGAGTTTATCTTGAATAATCTGTTCGATTTCTTTTCTGCTGTAATTGTTTACCAAGTCTTGCTCTGTGTAATCAGTTATCCCCACAGCTATTTTAATTATTTCAGCTAAAGTCATTGTTTCAAACTGCGGTATTTCAATATCCTTAAATTCTTCCCAAGTCCATTCTTTAAATTCTTCTAAGTTCCAATCTTCTAAGCCCATTTCTTCAAATGTTAACTTTGCCCTGTCGAATAACTCGTCTTCAAATTCTAAATCTCGAGCGTCGATAAATAGCTCTCCCATTCCTATACCGGTGAGTGGCTCGGTTTCATCGATACCGAGTTTTCTCTCTCCACCATAAAACCTAAAAGTAACTCTTTCACCAGTAGTGCTTAATTTAGTGTCTATTTCAATTCCAGCCCTAAATAAATATTCAGTTCGCTTTCCAAGTGGTATAATTTTATCATCCCAAGTTAAAGACATTTCTAAGGAAGATGAATAAACAACTGTATCTTCACCTACTGAAAAACTTTGTGCTGTTGAAGTTCTTAATCCTCTTTTAACATCCATAATTACATATTCACCATCTAAAAACCCAGTCTGACTATAACCAATTATTTCATCTCTATTACCATCTGTAATACCTAAATACTTAAATTCATTCTCTGAATCTATCGACCACTCATTTGGTAAATTTTCTAAATATATTTCTGTATCATTAGAATGGATATCTCTTGATATATGCACAGAAGTAGTTTCAGCACTTTTAACAGGAAGTCTAATAGGCATTGTATCTTGAGCTGCTAAATCCTCAAATGTTTGTGTATTTGGTACATATTCAAAAAAACCTTTTACACCACTATTCCAAAGCTCATCTTCATAAGGCCCGGGTCTTAACAGAGTGCCGGAAGCAAAAGCACCATTAGTAATTCTAGAAACCATATTAGTTCTAATAATCGGAAACCAGGGAGTTATTTCTGAGATATATTCAGTTTGTGAGTTTAAATTAATGAAAAAAGCTGTACTTAATTCTAAACTATTCAAACTAGAATGTGCGTTAAATAGCATATAAAGCATTCCGTCTCCACCAAAAAATGGGTAGCCTTCATTTACTTCCTCTTTTATATCCCAAACTTCTTCAAAATCCCAGCCAAGATAAATACTCTCATAATCAATTGGAAATATCATTTCCTCTGTGGTTTTACCTTCACCTTGAGTGTAATTTAACGAGTTTACTAGCTCTTGATTGTAGTAACAACTATTTACTACATAATAGCTATTATTTCCTACTAAGCTCCCCTTCATACCGGTTGTGTTAATACTGCTTGCTGAATAACAGTTTATTAAACTTGCACCATTGCTATTTCCTACTAAACCACCTAATACACTTGTACCTGTTAAATTGCTTCTTGAATAACAATTAATTATAGAGATATCGCCACTACCAACCAAACCCCCAATATTACTGCTTCCATTTATATCACATACAGAGGAAGATTTTTCTATTAAACCACTCGCTTCACCAGCTAAACCACCTACATTATTTTTAGCTTCAATTTCCCCTTCAAAATTACAGCTAATTATTGTAATGTCTTCCCCTGTTCCAACAAGACCTCCTACAAAGTCTTGTCCAACAATTTTTCCGGTAACAGTTATATTTTCTAAGGTTATACTCATATTACAACACCACCACTGTCATCAGTATCGGGTATTGATAGTGAAAGAATAGACCCGATAACATCGTTACCCAAGATATCTACATTCTCTATATTTAAATTACGAATATAACAATCATAACTTCCGCTTGCTGCGCCATTCATACCAAAAAGCCCGACACCATTGGAACTATATTGACTATGATTTTTAAAATTACTAATAGTGTGGCCATTCCCTTCTAGTGAAAATTGTGTTCCTGCCTCTTCTTCATAGTAATTAGTTATGGGCGGGAAATCTCCCTGCTCTGTATTAGCTACAATATTAGAGCCTCTTATAAATTTATTCTCTTCCGGAAAATATTCCGGTATCTGATAGTTACTTAGGTTTATATTACTCATTAGTTCAAAGTTACCGTCTTTACTAAATCTCATATTAAACAAATCATCAGAGTTTCTTATTTTATCACTTATTGGTTCAAGCTCAAAAGTAACCGCCTCTTCAATTGATTCTATTCTATTATTGATTGGTAAGTCGAAATTGAAATCAACTTCTTTTGGAACATACCCATAAGCACCAACAAGCTCATCAAGAAAAGGAGTCTGATTAACTCTTTCAATATCATAAAAGAATTTGTCAATACTATCAGAATAAGTGTCATTATACTGCTCAATCAAATCTAATTCTCTAGCAGTGTACATATCATTCTCAATAAAATATGGTAAATAAGCGTCTTCTAAAATTCCTTTCGAGCCTAGCTGTAATTCATACTTACCCGCTTCCACAGGAGTTAATTTATCAGTTTGAAGAATCAGCTCTTTACCGTCTTCAATATTAGTTTCTATTGGTAAAGTAAATGTAGTCGATTCTGTAATATAATAAAACTCGATTTCAATTTTTGCTGGGGTAGTGCCAAATATAGGTGCATAAAAGTTAGGCCCGAAACCCCCTGTTATAAATGCAACCTTATTAGGTCTTACCGGCACACCGTCCACAGTTTTTAGTATAAAGCTATCTTTTGGATAAAAGTGTTTTTCTTGTACACCCATACTCCACACTCTTTTTTCCCCGTCTAAATCATACCACCATTCAGCTGTGACACCAAAATTACGTTGTATAGTACTCTCATATTCCTCACCCTCATTCAAAGTTATATGATAAGAGCCTTCCTCAAGATTAATATGCTTTGCACCTAAGAAAGCTACAACATGCCCTTGTAAATCGAAAACCTTCGTATTTGTTTCCTCTGTGTCTTTAATATTAAAAGAGAGAGTTTTTTGAAAATGTCTTATTTCTAAACCCATTACTACACCTCATTTCTTGAAACTGTTCTAATCATTCTGTCTGCACCTTCACCTTGACCTGCCACAACAACTTTATTTTCCTGTGAGCTTTTATTTTCCTCAAACTGTATCATTTTTACACTGTCAAAATTTGGACTTAACCTTACACCTTTTCTAATTTTAGCTGTCAAGACTTTAAAAATGACCTCTTTAGTTTCTAAATCAATTTCTAATTCCCAACCAAGTCCTGTGGTCTTAGAAATTTCATATAGTATTTCTGAAATTTTTTGGAATCTTGCTCTATAATTAATAGTTGCACCTTTTTCTCTGTCAGTTTCATTTATAAGATTATCTACTTTTCGGTCAACCTCTGTTGGATTTATAACATTTACATCAACATAATGTTTCATAGCACTTTCAGCTGGCCCAGAGAAACTATCATAACCACTATCAGTATTTACCTTATTGAAAGCGATTCTATTTTCAAATATTTCTCCAAGCCCTTTTCCGGAAACTGTTATTAATTCGCTGTCATTTTCTTTTTTAAGATTTCTTTTAGCAATCCTACCAGCTGTAACTTTATCACCCTTTTTCACAGCAATATAATTTTCAAGTTGCAAATATTTAGAGGAAGGTAGTTTTTTAGAAATTGTTAATTGAAAATCATCAACACTACGCCATTTTCTATTCCACACAAAATCTTGATATTCTTCCAAAATAGCAAGTAAATCAAAATCTGGTGTGAGAATGTATATTACAGTATTATTAGTAATAGACTTTACAAATAAACTGAATTCTGAAACTGTTTCAAATTTGAAAGCCTCTAATAACTCTTTTAATTTTACCGACTGTATCTCTAAATTAGAAGTTGCCAAATATTTAATTGATTCGAAAGTACTGCTAATCAATAAACTAAAATTAGAGTTAATACTGTTTTCTAAACTATAAGCCAAGCTAGTACTAACTTCATAGTTTGTAACTGCTTCAAAACTCATTTCTAAAACAGGTATCTCTGTTAACTCATATTTAATAGTTAAACTGTTTTGATAAGTGTCAGCCGCAACTTTGTTGTAATTTAGTGTTAGTTTATTTAGATATTTAGCTCCAGTATAAATTAAGTTTAAACCATTATCAGAGAGATTATATTTAATAGACAAAGGAACAGCTAATTTATTTTCATAATTCAATTTTAATGAGTACATTTCTGAATTAAGATAATTAATACCAAGTTTATTATCCTGTATTTCATAATTAGCTTTTAAGATATTAGTACCCTTGCCATTATAAACCAAGTCTAGATTATTGATAAACCCATTAAAATAATTTAGATTGACTGAATTATCAACTTTAGAAAAAAGTAAGCTCACAGTTCCTACAAACTTATTTGAATAATTAATATCTAAGAAATTGTGAGCTTGTGTATATTTCAAATCTAAATCATTCACAGGAGGATTGTAATATTTAATTTGCATTTCTTATTCCTCCTCCTATTTTTTAAGTCGCTAAATTACCAACAACAAGTAATTCTAGTGAAGCACTGCCCACAGTCTGTACTTCATCAGTAGAGAGTTTCAAATAAATTGTAACTGTGTCTTCATTTGTAAACGGAATTGTAATCTGCTCTAAACTCTCAAATGGATCTTCAGTTGCTGACATTAAGCAATTAACGTTGTTTTGAGTAGTACCTAAAGTAACACTTTCAAATGTATCTGTTGTAATATTTGTAGCAATTTTCACTGGGTAAATATCTGTGTCTTTGATTGGTGAAAGCTGTCCTACATCAAGCTCTGTAATTAGAGTATCCGTTTCATCAAAGAAATATATATTTTCCTCTGTTGGAAATGTTAAGCTAGGCTCAGATGCTGTAATAATACCCTCATAAACTTTGACATCAGAAATTTGCTCATCTTGTGTTTGATAACCAGTTATTTCTAATATCAGAAATACCTCGCTATTATTAGAAACTACAAATTTTGGAATATTAGTAACAGTTGTAATTACAGTATTTAAGTCTTGTATTTCAACAATATCAGTAGCATTTTTATTAGCTATAACTGTATCTTTGTCCAATATAGCTGTATTTATTACTTGTCCATCGGTGTTATAAGCAGTTTCTGTAATTGTAGTGCTATTCAACATAGTTTCAGAAGCTATATTAAAATCTATGATTTCTGAATATTTATCTTGACCTCCACCAGACTCATCAAAACCATATAACAATAATTTAGCAATTTTATCTCCAGTAGCAGAATCTTTATATAGTTTTATTTGTTTAAATGTACTCATATTAGTAATAACACTGCTAATTAGGTCAGCATTCTGTATTTCAATTTGAGCAGGAATTGCTTCATTCTCAACTATCAATTGCAAAAAATAAGTGGTGGTACTATTATTATAACCAGGATAAATTAAAGTTGTTTTAGATACAGTTTCATCATATAACAAATCAAAATCTTCTATCATAGGTACATCTATACTAGTATAACTAACGTTATTAACGATACTAAAGTTAGAAGGATTTAACAACATTATATCAGAGTTATCTTGAGAAGCGTATGAAACACCAATTCTAAAATCTGGGTTGTTAAAATCTAAACCATTATCTTTTATTTTTAATGGTATTTTACCAGCAGCTACACCAAATGTATCTGTAACAACATTTGTTGCTTCTGTTATCATATTTGACAACTCCATAAAATGAATGTTTCCAGTGGAATCACCTATAATAACTTTTTCGTTTCCTTCACTACCAGCAATAGTTATACTTAATCCGGTTATTGAAGGTAAAGTTGTGTTAACTTCTAGAGCATCTGTTTCTAAATTATATATATAATAATTGGTAGCTCCCATCATATCTCCACCATGCAAAGCAACTACATATTTCCCACTATTTGAAATTGCTACAGAAACAGGCATTGGTAATGAGTTTAAATCTTTTTTTAAGTCTCCTAAAGCCATTTTTATCACACTCCTAAATATCTGTTGTAAAACTTTATTTTAAAATCTGTTTCTTCTGTCGTGTATGCACCCTCACAAAATAGACTATTAGTACCCTTCTCTAAATAAAATAATTCAGAATCTAAATCAAGAATACTCATTGCCCTGCGATTCTGTCCGTCTTCATTGATAAAAGAAATATTTTTATTGCCAAATTCTGTATTTACAATTACCTTTTCACCGGCTAGCAGTTCTCTATTTATTATAATGACTTTCCCAGAGGTTAAATTATATATTTTTGGATTCTTGACCGGCCCAGTAATCTCAATTTCACAATGGGTTTTGGTGTCGCCATTATTTAATAAAGCAACCTCTGAATCTAAAAGTAAGTCAATTTCAGTAATTTCAAAATCATACCAACGAGGGTCTTCTGCTAGAAAACTCACCTGTACTTCTTGGAAAGTGTTGCTTTGAGCATCTCCGGAAGGCATTTGTAAATTGTCTAATTCAGCGTTAATTTGAAAAACTGTGCCGTCATTTTGTTGCCACACAATCTTTCCTTGACCTAACATTGGATTTAATTTAGAAATTACTTCCCGTCTTAGATTAAATAAATTCTGCCTGTTCTGACGCACCATTCTAAATTGCAAATCAATTACTCGAGAAGAAAAAATCCTATTAATTATAGTTGTACCTATTTGTTCCGGTGCTTTATTCTCTTTCAAAGAGTGAGAGGTGTTCGCAAATCCAGCCCAGTCGTTCAGTATAAACTTATTATTTTCCGGGAGTGTTAGAACACCTCCCTCTGAATTTATAAAGCTAATTAACATAATTTCACCTACTTTAACTAATACTGAATTTACAACTTCCTTGAGTTACAATTTGTGCTTCTCCCGCTAAAGGTGTTTTAGCTGACGTAAATTCATATAAGCCAATCACAATTCCGGAAGTCCCAGTCTGTGAATCAGTTAAGAAAGCATATACAATTCCAGTATCCTCGTCTTCTGCCCACGGCCCGAACTCAATTTGAGCATTATTTTCAATTTGAAAAGCATCATTACTTTCTACTGGAGCAGTAAATATCACTTCTTTTCTTTCATAACCAGCGTCGTCAACCTCTGTTAAATCTGAAAGCTGTACTGTTTCATTAAGACTTCCTCTAGCATTAGTTGCAAGTCCTAAATATATATTTGCTGGTAAGGAGCCGGTATTTCTAAATAAGGCATTTAAAACTAGTTTTTCTCCGTCATTTGTTAAACTTGCCATTTAAAATCACCCTTTCAATTTATATTGTGCACCAAGTTTTCTTAACATCTGTTCCATTTGTCTTCTTCTTTCTGATTCTGTATCTGTATTTCCGCCACCTAAATTAACAGTTGGCCTAAAGTCGTTGTGAATATTGCTAGAATTGTTTGTAGTTCCAACAGCTTTTTCAGCTAACGGATTTACTTGCATACTTTCCACATTTATTTTAGAAGTCATTAGGTCTTTAACCTGTGTTATTTTATCAGCAATATCCCTTTCTTTACCTTCAATTCCCTGTTCCATACCTTCACCTATATTTTTTCCTATTCCAGCAAAAACTTTCGAAGGAGAATTAATTCCTAATGCTTTTTTAGCAGCATCTGTAAGTCCCGAAGCAACATTTTTCACAGAATTTACAACTTTGCTCATTGCTGCACTAATACCGTCAGCTAAACTGGTGATTATATTCCTACCCACAGAATATAAGCTCTGGTTTGAAAGGTAGTCATAAACATCAGTCCAAAAATCTTTAATTCCACCGACAATCTCGCCAATTTTTCCCGGTATCCAGTCAACTACATTATTAAACATTTCTTTCATATCGCCTGCGATACCTTTGAAAGCGTCAGAAGTAAATGTAATCACATTACCCCAAATTGTACTTATTTCACTTGGGATTTTCTGAAACGCTCCTAAAAAATCAGTTACAAAGTCTGTAAACATCCTAACAGCAGATTGCCAAATAGCAGAATTTGTAATCGCATTTGTGATTGTTTCCCAAGCATTTACAACACCATCTTTCATAGCAACAAAACTGTCTATAATAGCAATTTTCATATCAGCATAAAGATTTATTACTGTTTGTATAAATTCAGAATTACCAATAAAGTCCATAATAGACTGCCAGATATTTATTATAAAATCTTTAATTTTACCCCAAATATCTTTAGTGTAACTAAGAATCTCATCCCAGTATTTAATAATTATACCTGTCGGTGTCCAGTTCAAAAATAAAGTCCAGATTACGTCAAGTATATCACTCAACACATTTTTTATCCCTGTCCAAATAGTTTTGGTGGAAGTTCGAATTGCCTTCCAAGCATTACTAAACACAGTTACAATTTTATTCATTAAACCACTCATAGTATTTCTTAAACCTTTTAAAGCATTTGTGATTATTCTTGTGATGTCATTCCAAATTTGAGGAAAGTATTCCGGAATTTTAAGCCAAGTTCCTATGAATACATCAACCAAATACTTTACAAAATCTATTATTTCTTCGTGCCATTTAGTGAAAATTGCAATTACCCCAACAACTGCAGCAACAATTGCCACTAATGGTCCAGCACTTAAGGCCATAATTGCTGAACCTACTGCAGTAATTGTAGGGATTAAGGGAGCTATTGCAGTCATTATAGAACCAACAACTACTAAAACTGGTCCTATTGCAGCAGCAAGCATTCCAAAAACTCCAATAACAGCCTGTACTGATTCTGGTAAATTACCAAACCATGCTGCTACTTTTCGGATTCCTCCAACTAATGCTTGTAAAATTGGAAGTAGGACAGTTGAAATTGCAGGCTCCAACATATCATAAATTGACAATGCTGCGTCAATAATCCCATCTTTTAATAAGCCTAATTGTTTTTTCATTGATTTCATCTGTTTTTTAGCTATTTCTTCTGTAGCTCCACCAGCATTTTCTAGTTCAGTCTGATATTTTCTAATTTGATCAGAGGTACCCATTAAAAGATTAATTGTTTTTTGAGTTTCAGCATTAAAACCTAATTTTTTAAGCAACGCAGTTTGCTCCGCAGTGGATAGTCCCTCCATTCTGCCTTCTAACATTTCAACAATATCAGCCATATTTTTCATATTACCTTCAGAGTCATAGATACTCATATTCAATTCGTTCCACTTATCTGCATTTTTATTTTGAGCATCTTGTAAATATGTTAAAGTCCTGGCCAGTGTGTTTCCTGCTTCAGAACCTTTACGGCCCTGATCAGCAAATACTGATAGTACTGCAACTCCTTCTTCAATTGATTTATTTGTAGCTTTCAAAGAAGCAGCTGCTTCATTAGTTAATGCTTCCGAAAATTGCTGAGTACTTGCATTTGCCATGTTTTGTGCCTGTGTTAATACATCAGATACTCGCTGCATATTCTCCATATGCTCTGCAGTATCTTCTGCAGCAAGTCCCAATGCACTTTGAGCGTCAGTTAAAAGATCAGTGGCAGTGGCCATATCAAAATTACCAGCTGTCGCAAATTGTGCTACCTTAGGTAATGCCTCCATGGCTTCAGCTGCATCCATTCCAGCAGATGCCAGGTAATAATACGAATCCGCAGCCTCTTTTGCTGATTTATCAGTGGATAAAGCGACCTGTCTGGCTGTTTCTTCCATCTGGGTTCTCATTTCATTAGAAACATCCCCCATAATAGAAAGAGATTGAGTCATAGAATTTTCAAACTCAATCCCAAATTTACCAGCTGCAGCTCCTATAGCTACAAGTGGTGCTGTTATATTTTTTGTCATTGTAGAGCCAACTGATTTTAGTTTAGTTCCTGTTTTAGATACTGATTTAGCAAAACCAGATAATTCATTTTTAGCTGTTTTAATACCAGCTTTAAAATCTTTAACTCCTGCAGTAAAATTAGTTACTATTGCACCTGCATTATAGGCCATAAGCTCACCTCCTGATCTTTAAATTAGGATTATGATTTTTTAGTTCTGTATCTGAACCAACTCCTACACTGTTCAGATTATTATTTTCTTTAATTTTTTTATTATTATCTTTTGTTAAAAATTCATCTGAAGAGTTTTGAGCTCTACTTGCCCTGAGCATCTTATACCTCAAATTAATTTCGTCTATTTCTCTATTTTGTATCTGCCTAAAAATCTCAACTATTTGTTTTTTGGTATATCTCCAAATCACTTCCTCAGGAGGCATTGAATAAGTACTGGCAATCTTCTCTATTACTTCGAACTCTGTAATTTGCCTGTTATCTTCTGAATTACCGCCTTCTTCCGAAGAACTTTTGTAAAATTTTCTATGATCGACTCAATATCATTTACTTCTAAAATGACACTAAAGAGCTTTATTTCCTGAGGCAGCAATAGATTATTGTTTACCCACTCTTCATTTTTATCCAATGCTGCAGCGTATAGTTTCAATAAAGCCTGATCACTAATAATAGTAATTAATTCATCTATATGTTCCTCGGCATTTTCTAAGACTTCTTGATCTAAATTTAAAACTAATTCTGCAAAAACATTTATCAGTTTTCCATATTTAGCTCTAACAAGTGGGCCAACTTCAAATTTTTCTTTACCAACATAAACCTCTTTAGTTTCGGGCATTAAAACTTCATCAACTTTAGTACTCAAAATTATCTCCTCCTATAATAAAAAGCAGGGTTTCCCCTGCTTTAATCAGTCTTATTATGCTACTGTGGTAAAACTGGTCCGATAATTATCGCCCATTGCATTTCCAGCCATATCCCTTACCTCACCAGATACAAAAGCTAGATATAATGTGTCATTTTCTAAACTAGATTCCGGAGTGAATGTAACTGTAAAATCATTAGGATTATAGGCTAATTCACCTTCAATTTCAGTTCCAGATGTATTAACAATATTAAAATTACCAGTAGTAATATCCCTTTGTTGAATAGCTTCAGAAAATGTCCATTCAACTTCTATATCTACAGCGACATCAGTATCACTGTCAACAGGAAGTATAGAATCAACAGCGGGTGGAATGGTATCATCATAAACATCAACCCTTTTACCGTATCTATATTTTTCTGGTTTTGTTGTGTCTTCTATAACCAACATTGTCACTTCATAAACTGCATTATCATCTTTAGTCTGTTCAACCTCTGATGCTGAAATAGGAAACGTCTTCCAGAACTCATAATTTGCAGTTCCTCCACCAGGTGCCGGGCCATCAATAAATAATTTCTTATATTCAATTTTTGAAGAAGCACCAAAATATAATGTATTATTCTCAACATCAAGCGCTTCATCAGGTAATCCCCAGGCTAACTTCATATTTTCTAAAGTATTTTCTTTCATAGTAAAAGTTATTTCCATTCGATCACCGATTTTTGCCAGACCAATAACACCTAAATACTGATCAGCATCATCAAATTCTTTAAATTCTAGTTCATTACTATAACTAACTCCGCCCTGAGTGATACCAACATCTCTAGCATCTTCTTTATTACAGCCATAAGGGCCTTCGTAAATATCAGATGGTCCAACCGTAAAGTTACCAGGATTTCTTACAGCTTTAGTAACTGTCATTTAAATCACCTCTCTTTAATTATTCTTTTATCCAAATATTATAATTCGAACTGAATAAATGGTTTCCGTTTTCGTCTCTTCCAATATGGCCCGGTTCATTTTGGGCTTCTAGTTTAATCACCCAGGTATCACCAAGCCAGAATTGATATAATTCTTTTAAAACTTTTTGTACTTCTCCAGCTTTACCTATTCCCAGAGGATAACTTTTATTTCTAGTTATTACCTGAAATGTTCTATCTGCTGTACTGTCTTTTCTCGGAGGCCTACCAGGTGTATCGTAAAAAGTAATGCAGTCAATCGGCTTAGATGGCCTCTGACCGATAAAGATATCTTCACTAAAAGTTCCGACATCATGAGCTTCCACAAAATCAACAACTTTTTTTAATAAAATACTCAACTGACACCACCTTCTTTATCTAAAGCAGCTTCTATTGCTGCAGCCAGGCCTTTAATATATTCAGGAGATTTCTCTTTAAGAGAATTCTCTAAATATTTAGCTTCACCATCTATATGATTTAAATCCTGTTCTTCATGCTGATAAGTAGCATAAGGAGTATTAAAGGCTACCTCTCCCATTAATTCATCAACAAATTGCTGCAGTGATATGTTACCTGCTTTAAAATCTCTAACTACCTCTGCTGCATTAGAGCCAGAACTCTCGGTATGAGCTACCTGATCATCATTTAACTTTGCAATACCAGACCCTCTTAAATATCCAGTGTCTTTTGGTGCTCTTCTCATTGCTTCACCTAATAAGTCCATAATAATTCCGGCCATTTCATCTGCAGCAGCTTTTAAAGCAATATCTTCCGCTTTATCTAAGGCCTTCTGAACTCGCTTAATATCCTCTTCCATTTTTTCAATATCTAATTCAAATAAAGGCTCATTTTTCATTTCAAATTCACCCTCAAATATTGATCAGCAACTATACCTGGTACATGGCCAGAATTAATCACAGTATTTTTTTCTCCATTAAATACTATTTCACTTTCTGGCGGCAGCTTCTCAAATTCAGGTGGAAGCCAGACCTCTATTGAAGAAACAACCTCATTCCCTTTATCATTTCTAACCAGTTTTGTTCTTTCGATTTTTCTACATTCAATATTTTCAGCTATATCTTCAAGTTCAGGCTCTCCATATCCATCACTACCAACTTTTTTGCTTATTTTCTCTGCAATAGCATTAAAATAACTTCTTATCATATAAGATTACCAACCTGGTATTTATATTTCTTTACCAGCTGCTGTACTGTTGGAGCATAAGCAATACCATTTAATATATAAGCCTCACTAACGGATTGAGAAATATTAATACTCTGAACACCCTGAGCCTGCAGATTAAGCCTTTTTCTATCTTCAGGACCTAGATTAAGTAAGAATATTGCCTGCTCAAATACGGCACGACTATAGTCCTCTCGTGACATTCTAGAGCTAAAACTTAAGCTGTCAACCTCTCTTTGAGCGTGAGCTAAAGCTGCCTTCTTCTTTTCAGCATTTGAGTCATCCCATTCGGAAGTCCATAGTCTTCTTGAAAAATAAGCATCTGCTCCAGCTATTGTAGGCATTTTTATCACTCTCTTCTCAGTTCTTCTAAACGATCAGTTAAATACTCAATAGTAGTCTTTCTGTCCTTATTTTTCTTTTCTTCCTGAAGCCAGTCTTCTAACTGTTTAATATCTTTGCAATTATCAATAACTTCATCTGCTTCATCAACAGTTAGCTCAGTCATTTTGATAACTGGTTCTTTCTTTTTCTCTTCAACTTCTTTCAGAATATTAACCCTACCCTGTTCTGCTTTCTTGTGGCCCCAATTATCATCACAGGTAAACACATCACCTTCTAAATAAATCTTTCTTCCCGGGCCAGCTGGATAACCAACCTTCCAATTAGCTTTCACTTTTAACATAATTTTCACCACCTTAAAATAAGAAAGAGCACCAATTAAGGTGCTCACATTATTTATTCAGATAATACATCCATATAGAAAATATATTCAGGATTATATACTGCTGGCCACATTTCAGTCTTCATAAAGTGCCAGTACTTTTTAGGGTCATTTTCCTCATATATAGTAGTAAAGATACCTGGCTGGAAATCATTTTCTGCTACAGGACCCATGACTAAGCGACCAATATCTTTTATAGCCTGATTGGTTGATTCTTTAACTAAAATAACTCGTCCTTTCGGTACAAAATATTCAGTAACAGTGGGTCTTCCTTTTTCATCTTCAAGTTTTGCATACTCATCATAAGTAATAATTTCTGGATAATCTAAACTGACAAGATAATCATTAACTACACTTAAAGAAATACGAGTAGCATTATCCGAAAATTCACTTGCTACTTCAGCAGATCCAGTTAACTTTCTTAGTTCAGATCTCCTCATTACAATATTAGATGGCATTTCTTTATTTGTATCATGATAAGTCTCACATGCCGCTATTAAATCACTTAGTGGCTCAGGGGATGCTCCATTCCATGGATCTCCTTCTAGAGCAGAACTATCAATTTTATGGCGATCAGGCACTCCAAAATCAACAGCAAGACGCTCGTTCTCTTTTTTATCATTAAAAGTAATGCCGCCTTTACCCATAACCTGCCATCTAAACCATTCACATCTTGCCTGAGCAGAACGTACATTACGAGCAGATTCATCTAAAACCTGGCGCAAGTTTCTTTTTAACTCATTGTCATTACGAGGATTAAAAATCTTATTTAAAATAGACTTATTAACCTCAAACTTTTGGCCAAATGGAGCTACAGAACCTGCAACCTTTTTAATAGCTGGTCCACCAACTATAGGCGCCTCTGCATCTCCTCTGGACATCAACTTTGCCATAGCTGTAGTGTTATCAAAAATATGATAAACCCAGTCATAATCAAACTCATTTTGAACAGGCAAATAAGAAGAACCAATATACTTATCTGGCTCATCAATTTCCTGCAAAAATCCTAAATAATCTATCCCAAATTCATTTTCAATTGTTTCAATTAATTTTTCTCTAGGCATTAAATCTCACTCCCTATCTTTTTATTTTAAAATCCTATTAAAACGAGATCATTATTAAATCAGCAGCAACCTGTTCATCATAATTGGGCATTCTCGAACCATAGACGGCTCCATGTACAATACCCCCAACCAAGGCATCTTCTTCAGACACATCTACTAATTCAGTACAAATAAATTCTGATTTAGCAGATCCATCATTTTTTTGAATTACAACATCCTCAGCATGACCAGTTAAAATACTATCTGCAGTTAATTGACCAGCTGCTGCATCAATTGCTGTTATAACAGCTGTTTCTTCATTACTGCCACCAGGATCACAGATAATCTCATCACCAATCTGCCAGTTATGCCAGTCCTCATCATTTAGTTTTTTTAAAGGAATTGTATTTTCAGTTGCATTAGCTCCACCAGCTGCCACTTTATCTCTCGTAACAGGTGCATATTTGCCTGAGTTATTAAGTTTACCCATTGCAGCTCCTGGTGGCACATAATCACCATTAACAGCTTCTTTACTAATAACTCTTACTCCATCAATATAGCGTGCATGTCTAGACCTCAAAATTGTTACAAATTCATATTCTTCACTGATACTAGGTTTTAAAGCCATTATTATTCACTCTCCTTCTTAGATTTGTATCCTAATTCCATGGCCAAACTTTCAGTATTCTTTTTCTTATCTTTTGGGCCACTCCCACCGGGATTGCCACCGCCTCCGATGTCTTTGCCATCTTCTTTCTCTTCACCAAAGATATCTGGCTTTTCTTCTTTCATTTCATTAATTAAAGCAGATGGTCCAAGTTTTTCCCCATCTTCAGTTAAAATATTACCCTCTTTATCAGTAGCAACTACTTTACCGTCATCGTCAGTTATTAATCTATCTTTAAGTCCTTTCTTCTCTACCAGAAACTCAAAGTATTCTTGATCCTTAACACCTGCATCTTTAGCCGACAGCTGAAGTTCATAATCTATTTTTTGAGATGTCTTATATTTTTCGAGCTCCTCTTCAGCTTCTTTCTTAGCTTTTTTATATTCTTCGACTTTTTCAGGTGGGATCATATCTTCCATTTTTTCTTCCAGACCTTTAATCTCTCTTTCGTGCAGTTTTTCTTCCCGGGCCAACCTCTTTTTAACAATTTCATCAACGTCATCCTGGGTAAATAGATCATCTTCATCAGGCAGATTACTATTCCAGATGTTTTTTATTTCCTTTTTGAGATCATCTGTAATCTCAACATCATTCTCTTCTAAAAATTTAATTAGTTCATCCATTTTTAAACAGCTCCTTCTATAATTCCTATTTTAGGTCTGTCGACCTCCGTTTAAGCTCGTCAGCTATATACCAGGAGCTTTTAATGTCTTCCCCAGTCTGGACATAAAAAAAGCACCCCAGCAATGGAGTGCAGTAAAAATATTAAATTTAGGCATAAAAAAAAGACACCCTCTCAGGTGTTTAATTATTTTAGTTTAGTTGTAAACTTTCTTAGCAGCCAGTTAATTCCTTCTAAAGCCATAACAATCGGCTGCACATAAATTCTATGATACCACGGCAGGTCCTGATAAGGTGTATCCCAGATGGACATTATTCTTCAACTCCCGGCGGTGCTTCTCCATACACTTTTTTATATCTCTCAATATAGTCTTTTTTATTCTCTTCTTCAGATTTATTATAATCTGGTTTATCATCAACTAAATCTAATCCGATTGGTTTTTTATTATTATCATCAGACATATATTATTCCCCCTCAGGAAGAATTCTTCTATAAACCCATCCCAACTCATCTGCTAAACTAGTCATAAGCTCATGACTATGCTCTTGCCAGGCCTCTTGACTCGATAATTCACCATTTAATACTTTATCTCTAAATTTTTCATGATGTCTATATTTATGCTGGCTGTATAAGCGATTAACCTTACTATCAGAATTAACTTTTTTGCCATCACTCATCATACAAGAATATTTTCTACCATTATGACCTTCTATTGTCATACTGTAAATTGAGTCAAAGTTATTTAGCACTTTTAAATCATCTGAAGAAAATGAAGAACTTCCCGGATGATTATGTACCATAATTATACTATTTTTAGATGAGTTTTTCAATTTATCTACCAGTTCTGGAGTAAACTCAACTGAACTCTTACCTCCTGATAAATCTTTAAAGGCTGGCAAACCATCAGATTTATTAATTAAAGAAAGGTGCTCAGTTCCTGTTTCTTTTCCTCTTTCTAAAACCTTAAGATGTGTTTTTTCTAGTTTTTCGATTACATCATCATTAAGTTCTGGATGTAACTTTTTATATTCTTTGCTATATCCGGATGCTCCATTATTATCAGGACTTATATTCTCTTTTACTTTCTTCTGATATTTTTCAATCCAGGGAGTCATCACATGGGCGCAATTAGGATGAAATGGTGGCCTTGCATCAAGTTTTGGATAATCAGGATGATCACCTGATAAAGAATAAACATTTGATTCGTATATATTACAAATATCCATACCATCAATATCTACATGCTCACTTATTTGCACTAAATCAAAGCCATAATCATTCATTCTATTTTCAATACCCTGAGTCTGCAGCTCTCTAGTCCTCGTACGGGCAAACATTCTTATATATCTGTCCGGCTCCCACTTGCGGCCAATACTATCAATTAATTTTAAGCCACTGTTTCTGATTTCCTGATACAATCTGCTGCCTATTTCTTTCCCTGTAGTTGTACCACCTCTAATACCTGGCCTTTTGATAAGATTAATGCCTCTGACATCATTAATGCCACTCCTAACAACACCATCAAATCTTTTGCGCCAGGAGTCATTAATCATCCTGACATCTCTAAGCATTTCAGCAGTAACTTTTTCTGTGATTTCTTTTATCTTTTCTCTGTCTTTAGGAATTAGATCAAAGATTTGTATGACTTCACCCTTATCGTCAACATACTTACTTTGTTTTTTAATAAAGTTATTTGCTAACTCTCTACCAGATAAATTGCTTTTAGGTGCAGCAATACGGGCAAAGTTTTCAGCACTTTTAGCCAGTTCAGTTAAATCTTGAGCAGCCCTTTTTCTCAACCTGTTCAACTGGGCCAGCATATCTTTTTTATTACCCATCTGCTTTAACTTTAAAGCCTCTCTGTCAATAGAATCAGTAATTTTCTTATATTTATCAAGTATCTGTAGTATTTCTTCTTTGGCCGGATTAGTTTCTATTCCATTAATAATATTAGATAACTCATCATACATATCTGCCATTTATCTCACAACCTTAAATAGTGTATGGTGAAGTTGACTGCTGTTCTTCTATTTCTGACTCAATCCGAGCTATTTCTTTTTTAATTCTATCTTCAGACCAGTCAGGATTGTTTTTTCTAACCTTTTCATTAATGCTAATTGCTTTTGCTCTATCAAGTATTTCAGTCTCTTCTGCTTCTTCTTTAGAATCATCAGGTATGCCATCTCTCCAGGTAGCTGATGGCCTTTCTGCTTCATATTTCTTCTTATTATGATAGATATCCATCAATTGTGCTTTATATAAAATATCCTTAATACCATCATCATAATATCGTTTCTTCCTTGCAATCTTAGAAAGCAATCTCATCAATCTATATTTTAAGGCTCTACCAGAGTCAGCAACATTACTCTCACTTAAACCAAAAGCATCAGGTGAAGTTTCAGTAACTAAAAACATCATTTTAAGAATATAATCTATCTGTTTAAATGCCATCTCAAGTTTCGCTTCCCAAGTTATATAGCCTGGTTCAGCTCCGTCTTTTTCATAAGGGAAATACTTGCTGCCAGATACATCAACCCGACCATCTTCATCTAAAGCTTCTGCTGGCCCTTTCATTTTTGGATCTGCATGCTTATCTAGAACTCTAGAAATCTGACTTATTCTATTATTAGCTTCATCCTGCAGGCTCTTAATATCTAAATAGTCACTATAACCCCAGAAAACTTCATCATCACGCCAGTTGGGTATATGAGTTATTATAAAGTCATCTACTCCTGTTTGCTGCATTTTATCAAGCTCAGGGTATAAAGTATCAAGTGAGACCTCTTCCTGAACTGTATACCCACTAATTTTATATAAAAAGTTAAAAATTTTGCCTGGCTCATGGACTTCCAGCTTTAAAAACCTGGTGTCTTCTATATCATCGCCATTCATATCCTTCATAAAATCCCAACCAATGATCTGTCTATTGATTTGTCTAATATTATCGTCTGCCTGCTCAACAAAGAAATAATTAGGATTTTGAGATTCAATGATTATGCTGCGTTCATCAGAAAACTTATTTTTTCTTGCATATCTAACTTTATAGCAGGAGTCGCCTCGGTAAGAATTACCTAAAGCTGACTCATAAAGACCTGTGTATAATTTATTTTGAGTAATTAGCTCCTGCAGCTTAGAATCTGTTTTTTCATCTTTAACTTTAAATTTAGGTTGTTCACCAAAAAGCATATCTGCTGAGAGCTTAGAAAGCAGGCCACAATAGTTGGCAACAAGATAGGTCATAGCTTTCTGATCAGAACTTTCTAATCTCCGCTGCACATCTTTAAATATTTCATCATGTCTGCCTCTGAATAATTTTTTATTTTCTTTATATTTTTCTATTCTTTTGCGATCATCATCAGTAGGTGGCCAACTATCACCTTTACTTAAATAACTCATAACTTCATCAACTCCTAATATCCTGCAGGCTTGTTTTTTCTTGGTGATAAATCTGGTTTTATCTCCATATCTTTTTCGCATGCATAACGAGTACCATCGATAGTATGGTTATCTTTGTCAATAAGTTTATTTTTTATATTGCCGTCTCTATCTGTTTGATAATCTATATTTTCAAACTCTCTAGCAATATTGGGCGTTCTTTTTGGATCAATAACAATAGCATTTAAATCATCTAGCCATTTTTCTCCATACTCAACTGATCCAGGTCCTTTTTTAGCTCCTATTATTTTTATCCCATAATCTTTAAGTTCGTCTATAGATTTAGGCTCAGCACTATCGGCTATAATCAAATCATTTTCATAACCCTTATTCTTAATTCTTTTTGCCGCTTCTCTATTGCTTAATTTAACCTGGTATATCTCATCTATTGCGTATAATATTCTTCTGGTTGAATCATAATGCCACCTAACATAAGAAAATGGATCAGCTCCATAGCCCCAGTCAATCCCAGGTCGAATATTATCAAATCTATTTATTTCTTTATCAGTTATTTTCCTAAACTTCAAATTATTAAAAGGCACAACTCCAGACCCTATAGGTTCTCCCAACCATGTATGTCTATACTTTCGTTCATTTTCTTCTTTTAAAATATCAATCTTTTGCAGAGTTTGTCTTGCTATATAAGGATTATCTCTATAATCTGAATGATGAACGTAATATAAATCAGGCAAAGTCACACTGTTAAATCTCTTATTGCACCAGTTAGTTTTTCTTTTTGGTGGATTATAAGAATAAAAGACTTTATAATCAAAGCCTGTCTCTTCTCTGACTATAGAGTCCTCTATGGTTCCTACCTCATCTTCTGTTTTAAATTCAGCCAATTCTTCAATCCAGAGCCATGTATATGGATATTCTTCAGTAGCAAGTGATTTAATTCTAGTTGGATCATCAGCACCTGCAAATAATATTTTATTACCTCGAGGCAAATATATTACCTGCATAGGACTAACCTGAAATTTAAAATATTGATCAACATCTAACAATCTTGCTGCCCATTTGAATTCTGTAAAAATTGATTCTCTTATATATTTTGCATGCTTCCTAACAGCTAACCCATTTACTGGATTTTTAATTGTAGCCATAAGTCTATTAATAGCTATATGTGATGATTTTGCTGAAGAGCGACCACCTTTAAGAACATAATATAAATATTTATCCTTTTTAGTAGCTTTCCAAAAATCTCTGAATTTCGGTATAACATGATCGCTTAATCTTACTCTATTCTTCATAAAATCACTCTATATCATCTATTATTTGAACTCCACCATTAAGTTCAATATCTATATTGTCCTTGAAGAGAGAATATCTTTTACCAAGTAATTCAGCTGCTTTATTCCTATCTTTAGGGCCAACTTTCTTTTTCACAACTCTGGCCTGACTTTGATAATCCCCAGTATTTTCAGTAACAACTGTTTCTTCTTCAATTTCCCCTCGCATTACTTCTGTTAAGTATTCTAAAACTTCATCTTGGGTTGCAATTCTGGCCGCTTCTTTTTCTTTGAGTCTCTTTTCTATATAATTTTTAATCTCAAGTTTATTCAAGTTTTGATTTCCGATAGCATAAGCGCTATTTTTACTGTAACCAGCTTTAATAGCTGCATCAGTTGCATTCATAGAAATAATATATTCATCAGCAAAAGCTTTCTGTTTTTCAGTTAAACTTAAGTTATTATTTTTTTCTTCAGGATGCTGCCAGCACCTCCATTCTCTTGGAGCTTCATCATTTTCAAATTCTTTTTTTCTGGTACATCTACTACCATCATTTTTCAATCCGATACATCTTAATTTTTTCACTGACAACACCCCCTTTTAAAATTACTTCCAATCTTCAATACTTAAAAATTCTTGATTATTGTACATTGCACCAAACATATAGCGGTGATATTCCATAACACATTCAATACATAAATTATTGTTTTTCATTATTTCAGTTGCTCCATCTGAAAAATAATCATTTTCACATCTGCTGCAATTCTTATCTCCTCTGATGATTTTCATCTAATCACCTTTTAAATTATTCTTTATTCTCTTCTGCTCTTTCCCTATTTTTCTCTTATTGTATTTTACTTTTTTCATCAAACTTTCATATTTAGCCTGGGTAATAT